CCCTATAAAATTTTTTACAACTGATTTGCTCCGGTCTTATTTAACCAGTGCGTTAATACGCTCAATCAATTCAGTGGGCCCCATGATCCCGTCTATCAGACCCGCCTTGATACCCTGAGACCCCACGAACAACCTCCCGGCAGCCATAGTTGAATTAACCGTGTCCACGTCCACTCCTCTAAATCTTGCTATGTCAGACACGAGGGCCGTGGTAACATGGTCCACCTGTGCCTGTAGCTCTGTCCGGCCCTCCTCTGTAAGAGGTTCAAACGGTGAGGATATTATTTTATATTTCCCGGTTGCGATCGGAGTAGTCTTTATGCCTATCTCCTTCTCAAGTCCGGAGATGTCAACGTGGTTGATCAGTGCAGAAAGCGAGCCTGTGACAACTGTCTCGTCAGTGATAAATATTTCCTCGGCTGCCGCGCCTATCCACATCGCCAGTGATGCCATTACGGTGCCGGAAATGGCTACAACCGGTTTTATCGCCCTGGCTTCAAATACAAGGTTTGCAAATTCCGGCGCGCCATGCACAACGCCACCAGGAGAGTCGATATCGATCACGATCGCCTTGACGTTGTCGTCTGCCACTAGCTGCTTGAAATCCCTTGTCAACACATCAATAGTCGAGCCACCAAAGAGTTTGGAAAATATATCAGCCTTTGGTGTTATCGGCCCCTCAATCTGCATAATGGCAATTTTTCCGTCGATAAAAAATGTAGGCGGTATCTCACCTAAATCAACATCGAGCAGGTTTGCAGTTTGAGTTAAATGCACAGACTCTCCGTGGACCGCTTTTTTGAGATACGCCATATAAGCGTGCTGAGTAGTCACGAGCTGCTCCGGCAAAATCGCCCAAAACGTCGGCATAGTCAATAATTTATCCATAATATTTATCACTCCCTTTTTTGACCCACAATCCTGTCATCCTGAATTCATTTCAGGATCTCTTTATCCTTTGCAGTGGAATCCTATTTCTTTGCCTTTGCGTCTGGCTGTATCCACTTCCGAGTTTTCTTATCCTTCACAGCTTTTACAGTCGATGCGTGCGAAGTCTTCACCGTCAGGCAATAGTCATTTGTTTCTGGATCTATCCGTAACGACCTTGACGTTATCTGGTAGTCCGTTCCGCTAAGATGAACATCTTTAACCGTTGACAAAAGATCTATCAATCTATCTGGAACATTTACAAGGACCTCAATCGCTTCTCCCTTTTTATTCTCGATGATTACTTCTTTATTTCCTACCCTACTCTTGCCTGGCTGTTTGCTCTGCTTATCCCCATCACTCATAACTCACATCTCCTTCAAAAATTATAAATTATTTTCCTTTACGCTTTAATCCCTTTTATCGTTTTCGGCCTTTCCGGCCTTTTCGGGAGAGTCTGGTGACATTGCCGCGAATACTCCGGGCAGTCCTAGGTCCTTAATCAGCTTCTCTTCACGCGCGCGCTGTTCTATATTCTTGTCAAAGTCCTCTCCGATAGCCGCAGCCTCTCCAGATATTGTAGTCAGTCCCGGTATTGCTAACCTGTCGCCTGCTGCCTTTGTCTCCTTTACCGGGTCTATCTGTCCTGGCGATGGGCCGATCCATGTGTTACCGAGATACGCCTGGCGGATAATCGGATCATCGAGAAAACCGGGAGCTGCAACCCTGCCGCGCAAAACTGCCTCCTCAAGCCACGCCTCATATACCGGATCACAGAAATGGTTTACCAGCCACGATCTGCGTGTGTTGAACATCTTCCAGGCCAGTAACATACTCGTCCTGGCCGCTGAATAACTTTTCTGGAAGTGCTGCACCAATACCTCAAACGGCAATCCCAGCGCAGTACCGATCTGCCGGAAAATAGCCTCGACAAACGGCTCAAAGTTCTGGTTCGGACGTTTCGGATCTGCAAACTCTATCTCCTCGCCGGGTGACAGCCTTGCAACGGAACCCATGCCCAGCTTGTAATCCTTGTCGGAAGCCTTTCCGCCAGTCTCTGCGCTATCCTGAAAAGTAGCCAGGCCGGTGGTTCCGGCTGGAGATTTGACGAATACCGTGAAATATGCGTTGATAACCGCTGCCGCGATCTCTGCGTTTGTGAATTTTCCCAGCTGTTTGAGTAATTCTGTAACAGGCGCGAGGTACGGCACGCCTCTGGTCTGGTCCGGTCTCAGTTTTTCGTACACATGGATAATGTTCCTGCGTCCCGACTTAGTAAATACGTTCCTCTTCTCCCATTTTCGTTCATAAGGAGTCTTTACAGTGCCCGGATGTGTTGTGCTTATATGGTATTTATGGGGAGATCCGAAATCGTCCTTTTCTACCCCGGCAGTCAGATTGACCGTGTCCCGTGCGTCGCCTTCGTTGCGTACCCTGTCCGCCTCAATTAGTTGGACCTTCAATCCGTATGGAGAAGTTGATCTCACTTTGTGAGCCAAAAGAGCAAACACGTCCCCGCTCTCAAGCGCAGACCGAAAGACCAGACTTGTTATATCTGCAAAGTTGCCGCCTCTGTCCAGGGAGCAGTCAAGGTTATTCGCCCAGGACTTCCACTCCCTCTCAGTATTCCGCTGCCACTCCTCCGCTGGATCGACGTCCATACCGAGAACACCTCTGTCAATTCTTGACTGCATTTTGAGGCCAGAACCCACGACATTTATGCAATTCGTATTGATAGCACCCGCCGCGATAGGCTGATTACGCAGTAAATCTCTACTCCGTTCCCTGAGAGTTTCCAGATCAGCCAATGTATCTGAGTCGGCGTCTCCACCGCCCGGCTGCCAACCAGTAGACTGCCTCCGCTTCCTGGACCCGCCATAATACGACCCGGCCCGCGCTTCTATCGACCCATTAGCCAGATACTGTTTTTTGACAATCGCCGGAACAACATCAAGATTGATTTTCGATTTCATAATTTTCCTTTTTCACTAATATCTCTCGCAAAGGCGCAAAGCGCGCAAAGTTTTTTTATCTGTTTTTATCTGTGTAAATCTGCGTCCTATTTCTTTTTTTCTTTTGTCGTCACAAAAAACCCAGATTCCTCATTGCAGATCACCCAATGTGCAGCGACTGGCAACGGGTTGCTTATTTTTAGTTTTTCAATCCTTCGACTAGTATCAATATCACTTTGAAATTCATATTGTTCAATCATTTCTGTTCTGTCGGCAAATTCATGATGTATTTGCATTAAAATCGGTTTTTTAGTCTTATTAGTCATTATTTTGTTTTCTTTACCTTTGCGGTCTTCGCACCTTTGCGAGAAACTGCTTTTTTTCTTTTCGGTGCCACCTTCACAACCCCCGCACACTTCCCGCGATCGTCAATTGGGATCACCTTGAGATTACAGCAGCAACTATCTGGATCGTGGTTGAAGCAAGTCTGGTTTGCACAATGCACCTTGCTCGTCGCATCAATCTCAAACCTCTCAACCTGCTCCTGCTTTTTATCACTCATAACTTTTTCCTCTGTGCCCTTTGTGTCTTTGTGTGATGATTGTCTTTTTCTTTTCTTTGCGACCTTTGCGCCTCTGCGAGAGACATATCAATCGTCAATAGCCGTCATACCATTTATCTGTATTCCGGTATTTGTCGCCCTGTTGATTTCCATTTTTAATTCAGATCTGAAATCTCTCAGACTTTTAAGCTCTTCACGTTGGACGTTCATATCCGCAGCTGTATACGCCTTCGCATTCATAACCCTTGATATTGCAGCCTCGCACTCTGTCAACATTGTACTAGCGCTCATTCTATTCTCTCCCCTTCGTTAATCATCCCGGAGCCGCCCGAAGTATTTGCAACCTCCGGCTCTGACATTTTCCTATGCTGTTCGGCCAATCCGTCCAGCATCTGCACGATAGTAAGGTTCGGATAAACTATAAAAGCCACGATATTAAGAGCAGCTATGTTATAAACAAACAGATCCAGTGCCTCGTTGCGGTCCCTGGTCTTCACCCATTCAAATTTTTTGAAACCCTTTACATACTTAGTCTTCTTTTTCTCAGCTGTGAGCTGCTTGAAATACTCCTCGGTCAGAGTGGTAGGAAAATGGATATAGCCGGGACCAGGCTCTGATATAGTCAGTCTGTGAAAGAGTAGATCTTTCGCTGTATCCGTTCCGATCATGTAAAGATTTACACCGTTTTTCTGCTTCGATGGTTTTCCGCTTATCGGTTGGCCCGGTAGACTGGCGCCTTTTATTGCGTATACGTTGAGGTGTTCCCGCTCTTTTGCAAAATCATATACCTCTTTTGTATGATGGCCGCCGGTATCTACTGCAGTGCAGACAATTCGCATCAGGCCGCACTTGTGGACGTATGTCTTTTTAAGAAATACGTCAAGATTCTTCCATACAGTCGGCAAACCAGGCGATCCCATTAAATACTTTGTTTCTAATACGAAAGACTCCTCAAATGTCGCCCAGCCGACAGTCTTTACCTCCACGCGATCATCCTGAACGTCAACCGACGCCGTGATGATCACAATATCAGAGTTGATCTCCTTACCAAACTCCTCTCGCCTGTTATAAAGGCCGGTATATTCGACCTCTTTACCCTGCGACTCCCACGACTCCGCCAGGATAGTGTTTGTCCACGTCTTCTGTAGCGGCTCGCTCTTTAGCTTTTTGAATTTCAGGAAATCTTTTACAATGTCCGCCCAAGAGAACCAGCCTATGGGCGAATATAATGCGTTCAAGTGAAAGCCCGGGCACGCCCCGTCCTCCTGGTTCTCAGCGATCCATTCGCCTTTGGCCAGCATTTCCGTCTTGTACCTCTCTTCTATAAGTGCGGCGCAAGTGTTGCACATATAAGTGACATCGCCGATTAGGTTATATTTTTCATCTCTATCGAATTTGATATTCTTCCAGGATAAAACCTGCTTCGTGCCGCAATGCGGACACGGCACGTTGTATCTGCGCTGATCGCTCTGGTCGAACTCCCTCTCGATAAGAGACGCTCCTGTTTCTGTAGGTGACGACAATATGAACACTTTGCGCCTGCTTCCGAAAGTAACCGTCCTTTTCTCTGCCAGTGATACCGGGTCCCCTTCACCCTCGACATCAACAGGATACGCATCTACCTCGTCCAGTGATAAAAACCTGATAGGCATCATACGCAAGCCCGCCGCGCTATTTGCACCTCTCAGCACAATAACACCGCCCGGATACTCTTTAGACAATACAGTGTTTCCGCTATCCTTCTCCCTGGCCGGAGTAATTCGCTCCTCCAGTACCGGTGTGTCTCTTATCGCGGGGGCAAGCCTCTGTTTTGATAGAGTTTTTGCCAGATCAACGGTTGGCTCTACTATCATTCCAGGCCCCGGACATTGATGAATGCAATAGCCTGCCCAGTTAATAATCAGCTGAGTCCCGGATATCTGTGACGGTTTCATAAGGACCACCCTGTTACATGGGTCCGAAGGACTGAGACATACCATTATCTCCTTCATAAACGGCACGCGGCTGGTCCTGTATTTACCAGGCTCAGCGCTTCCGTCTGAGGAGAGGATCATGTGCTCGTCTGCCCATTCGTCTATATTGAGCTTTGGGTCAAGCGCCAGCCCGGCCTCAAAAGCCTCCTTATAAACAACCTCCGCATTGTTAAGCATTGTCACCATTTATATATCCTGTAATCCTTTTTCGATCTCGTCTGTTAATATTTGCCTGACACTGTTCTCGTCAGGATCGGCGGCAATAAGCGCAGCCACTCTGTCAGGAATATTCAGCATATTATCTCGCAGTTTCCTTGCTTCGCTAAACGCTGCGACCTGTACATCCTTAGCCTTGACCAGCTCACCGGATTTCTCCTGCAAGTTCAACTCCAGGAGAGAGACCTGTAATCTCTTTTCGTTAGTCTTTGCCTCACTAAAAGACGACTTTTTACTGGTTGTCTTCTTTTTCTTCTTGCCAATACCTTCGGGCATATCATCTGCGATCTGCCTATCTGCCAGCACCGGGTTGATCTTTCCATAATAAAGAGTGATAACTCCGTCCGACACCAGCCTCCCGATATAAACCTTCGACACACCCTTCTGCCGTGCGTACTCTGCCTGGCTGACAAGCCCCTCCATAGGGTCCTTCTCAACAATCGAAAGCGTTTTCTGTTCTGGCAATGTCGCTGTACTCATAATTTTATGTGCATCCCTATCATTCCACGATCCATAAGGCCTAACTCGCCGGTACTATTCATTATTTTACGAAGCTCTGCGGCGCCGCCGTGAATACCAACTTTCTCAGCTATCCTGTGCAGGTTCCCTTTCTGGTCTTCCTTCAAAAGTGCCGCTCTTATTAAATTGTCCATCTTTGGATCTAAGTTCATTTTTCTTTGCGCCCTTTGCTTCTTTGCGGTGAAAGTTGTTTTATTTTTCCCTGTTCATAAAAAAAGAACTGTTTCTTTTGAATTCTGCAAGTGCCTTGTCAGCTTTTATCTTTTTTAACATGGACGAAAAAACCTCAGCAGAGAGCACACATTTCATCATCGCCTCGCGCATCTCCCTGAAATATTCATCCACATTTTTTTTTCTTAAACAACAAAACATAATTTTTTCCTTTGTGTACTTAGTGCCTTTGTGTGAGATTATTTTTTTATCTTTGCTATTTGTTTTTATCTGTATTAATCCGCTGTTATCTGCGTCCTATTTATTTTTTCTTTTTTCCTTTGCGCCCTTCGCGCCTCTGCGGTGAATTTTATTTTTTTCTCTGCGATCTTCGCGCCTTAGCGAGAAACTGCTTTTATTTTTTTCTTTTATCCAGCCGCTTCTTGAAATCAGCATCAAATACCGGCTGATAGTTTTCAACTACAGTTTTATTGATAAGTACTCGGACCTTCCGGCTGCCATAAAGCCAGGCAACACTC